ACGTTTACAAAACTCCCATTCAACTAGTTTCTATCGCTATGATTATTTTGGGTGTTTATATGGCGGGTTCAATTGCCAATGAGCAAAAGTGGAAGGATAGAGTAGCGCAACTAGAAAAAGAATTTGCCGAGTCACAAGTTAAATCAGAAAAAGTTAACACTGAAGTTATAACACAATATGTTACAAAGAAAGAAGTAGTTTATCAAAAGGGTGAAGCGCAAATTCGATATATTGATAGAGAGATTGTTAAGTATAATGATGTTTGTAAACTCCCTAAAGATATTGTCTTGTTTCATAACGAAGCAGCAAAAGCACCAAAATGAAATATATTTTAATTTTATCATCACTTTTTCTAACGGGTTGTATTGCAACTCCCGTCAAACATACCTTTCCTACACCCCCTCCTGTGATTGTAGAAAGGTGTCCCGAATTATTTCCTGTTGCAGAAAATGAAGATAGATTGAGCGAGTTTTTAAAAACTATTAGCAAAAATTACACACTCTATCACGACTGTGCAGCGAAACATGATCTTCTTGTGAAGTGGTTGAAAGAACAAACACAAATACATGACTCTGTTTTTAATAAGGGGAAATAATGGTTACCCAAGAACAACTAAAACAATTGTTGCCAAAGAATCCTTATGTTGCATATTGGCACAAGGCGCTGGAGCAACTTTTTCCTGACTATGAAATTAACACACCCCAGAGAATGGCTGCCTTCATTGCCCAATGCGCGCATGAGTCAGGTGGGTTCATGGTATTGACTGAGAATCTCAACTATCGTTGGCAATCTCTAAGAAAGGTGTTTCCACGATACTTTCCAGATGATGCAATCGCACAAGATTATGCCAATCGACCAAATAAACAAGAAGCAATCGCTAATCGTGTTTATGGTGGTCGTATGGGAAATGGTCCTGAAGAATCGGGTGACGGTTGGCGTTATCGTGGGCGTGGATTAATTCAGCTCACTGGGCGAGACAACTACACTTGGTTTGCCGCTTCTTTACAAATAACACCAGAAGAAGCAACTGAATACCTTGCCACATTTGAAGGTGCAGCACAATCAGCATGTTGGTTTTGGGAAACAAATAAACTTAACCAATGGGCAGATAAAGGTGATATACTTACTTTGACTAAGAGAATTAATGGTGGCACAATTGGATTAGATGATCGTATTAAACATTATGAACATGCATTGCATGTATTAGGATTATAAATGAAAACTTTTTCTGCTTTTATAAAGCAAAATGTGGCAGAATCACAAACTGCTAAAGCAGGCATTGTTCAAACTGATGTGTATGGTAGCCTAGCATATCATGCAAAGTGTATGGAACCTAATTGTGATTGGCAAAGTCGGAGATATGACAAAATAAAGCAAGCACAGGCAGCAGCAAAAAAACACAGTGAACAGCATTTCAAAAAGAACAAAGTATAAAAAAGACCAAGGAGAACTAATGGTGAGCGACAGAAAACTATTCTTTGCTTTACTTATACTATTACTTTTGCCATTAACACTTGCTGTTTTTGGGGGTGATAGATTTAGATATCCTTGTCAAGATCCCAAAAACTGGGATAAAGAAATGTGTAAGATGCCACACTGTGATGTGACAAGAACTTGTCCGGAACACATCTTTAAAGGACAGCGTGATCCCAGATTAGGACCACCAGAAACTAGAAGTCAACCCATGACACAAACATGTCAGGTGTGCAATGCACCACAAGGAGTGAATAATGCAAAATAATACACCATTCGTATATTCTGAAGAACAATTGATGGCAAGATTGAAATTCTTTATTGGAGTTTGTCTTGCATTAACATTGACAGGTATTGTATTCGTTGTATTGTATTCAATTATCTTCGTAACTCAACCATTGAATGCAATGTCACCAATTGACCAGAAGTTCTTTGAACTTATTGTTCCTATCGCAACATTCTTGACAGGTACCTTATCAGGTATTATGTTAGCGGGTTCTAAGAAAGAAGATCAAGAAGCAATGCTGGCAGCACAAAAGCAAGCAAATGAAAACTTTGCAGAAACAAAGAAAGCGATGACAGCTCCACCTAAACCAGAAACACCCCCTTCAGGTATGACAAGCGGAGGAATAGCGCCTGCAGCAAGAGTAGAGCCTACAATAGCAGCAGCGCCTGCAGCAGGATTTGGGGGCAAACTTGCACCACCTTCTGCACCACAACCGGAGATTTAAATGCCACCTTTAGTTAGTTTATTTCAGTCAACTATTGAAAGTGATGGAATAAGCAGCAAACGTGTAGTCACATTTTTAGCTTTTATATTTTGTAGTATAGCTTTTTTTGCTAATGTCTTCTTTGGATATAAAGTTGATCCACATTTATACGATGGGATGATGTATATCGCTATTGCAGGGTTGGGAGTGACAGTTGCTGAAAGATTTGCACCGAAGGCTCCACCCACACCACAACCTTTACTTAAATAGGACAAAACATGAAAAAGATTTTCTTTATCGCAGTTGTAGTTGCATCTATTGCACTCTTACAACACCATGGTGTGTCGTTTGCTGCAGAAACCAAAAGAGTTTGTGTTGACAAGCGAGACAGTAAGGGTAATGTAGTTAAGAAAGCTGACGGCACAGTCGTTCAAGATTGCAAAGAAATTAAGGTGCATGAGAAATTAGAAGGAACTAAGGTACCTGAAAAGAAGTAATTAGGTCCACAGATACTTACGAATCTTGATGAGGCGAATGAGCATTTCTTCATCTTCATTATCATAATCTTCTTCAATTTTATGCAGCACTTCAAGAAGTTTTTGACTGGTTAAACGTTCTTCTTCAGTTCGATGCTCAAACCCAAGGCCGTTCGCTCGCCTTTGTTCTGAATAAGCGCTCCACCCACTAATATCATATGGGTCGGGTCGTTTGGGGCGCTCATTCACCCACCAGTTGTACAGAAATAAAACTTCTTTGGCGCCGATTGCTTGATAAGTGGGCTCACCATACTTTTCATCGCCGGGTTCTATACCCCATGTCTCATCACAAGTAAGAGCCGCAGCCCATTTCAAATAATCAATACCTGCTTCTTTATTGCGGTAAGTGCGAGTACGAAACCATCCGGTTCCCCAAAATGGAACCTTATATTTGTTGCGTGCTTCTTCATCGAATCGATAATTAGCTGCTGCAAGTTCGACTTCAATATGATTGACCAATTCGTCAAACAAACAATGTACTATACGTGAATCCATCTCATGCCACTTATACTTTTGCAAGTTAGAAGTCAAGGCATGAGTACGGGTAACAAACCTATTCACAAGGGCGTACTTAATTGAGTAAATTATATCAGGTATAAAATAAACTATATTTTGAAGTATATCTAAACCTTCTTCAGCTATCCAATGTCGAATGCGATGTTTCTTTTCGCTTGCAACACGCCAATCTGCCCACCCGGCAGATGTTTCTGCTGTTGGTTTTTTAGTCCCTCGAATCCAATCTGCAAATTTAGTACATGACCAATAATTTCTAAACATGCTTTTCCTCAATGATTTCGGCGTCTTCTTTTCGAACGATATTCGCAAACCCTTCAGGTTCACGACTCATATAACAATCATCATACTCACGAAGAAAAGGAACCATCTGCCCAATAAGAGGTGTATACCAATAATGCGGGTCAGAACTTTTAATAATTTTTAAACTTCTAACAATACCACTTTGCATAATGTCCCCTAATGGTCTCGGACACAGGACTCGAACCTGCACCTTCTACGCCCCAAACGTAGCGGACTACCTATTATCCCAATCCGAGAAATGGTGCCGAATGTCTGAATCGAACAGACGACCTATCGCTTACAAGGCGATTGCACTACCGCTGTGCTAATTCGGCGTTTAATAATTATATATGTGAAAAAGTAAATGTCAAGTCAATCTAATTGCGAAAGATAACTTTTAATTTCATGTAAGTTTTTATAGGTTAGGACAGCATCAGACATTGAGTATAAACTTTCTATGATTCGATGACTATTTACATTCCATATGTCACGAAGGGGGTAAACTTTGACATTCACAAAGAATAAACTGGAGGCACAATCTGCCATAGGAAGAGTGGTTTGTGTTTCAACGCGAAAGTATAAATTGTCAAGCGTCAATTCATCTTGCTCATACTTCTCTTTTACTATCGGATGATTGCACAGTTCAGATACTTTATTGATTGTCCAAACATGTCGCTTAAATCCACCGAGCGTAGGATCTGCCATAGTTTCAGCGAGTCGTTGACTAACACGTTGTAAATGGTCACCATCCGCTACAGGTCCATGTATTTCTGTCAATGACATTCCTAAGCGTTCATGCGGTATCCAAGAACTAGGAAAACAAAAACACAAAGCAGCCAACTTACCCTTATGCATGATAGCAACATCTTCTTCGAAATTCATGGCGAAGTCAACAATGTTACCTGTTACTGGTTTCCCTGTAATAGAACATGCCCGACGAACTAGTTGATTGGTAACAGAAGCAATCGTCATACCATACAGATCACTTCCAAACATACCTAAAAGAATTTCTTTTTGTGTTAAAACTTGTGCACTGGGAGTGCGATTAAATGCATCACCGGTGTTTCTACTCATGTGTGGTTGAGTAGTATAAGGAACTTTAATAATATCTTCTATATTCATAATCATTTAAGTAGTGGTGGAGAGTGAGGGATTCGAACCCTCTACTTTGGCTTGCAAAGCCAATGTGTTCCCAATTAGCACCAACCCCCCGATGCTTCCTCCCTGCGGCGGTCACTATAGCGCATCAAGAACCGCGAAGTCGCAATCCCATCACACACGCTCCCATCCGCTTCACAACCAGGGAGGATTGTCGCATTGCCAGCGCCGGTTAGGTTGGACCGCAGCTTTCGCTGGAGCAGATTCTCCGTCTCATTACTGAGCTAAGGCCCTTTGCTCGAACCACCCGTGGCTATCACACCACTTCTCATCGTGCGGGTCACACTATCTGCTGATTAGGCAGAACGTTTAGTATTATCCTTATCAAGGTCATAATATTCATCTGCCATTATGACCTTATCAAACCATTCTTTAATATCTTTATCTTCTAACTGTTGTAACAATTGTTCGCTGTAAGTTAGAATGTTACCTGATTCATTATTCATTTTAAGCTCTTTTCAATTGGCTGTCAATCCATTTTTGTGCTTCGGGAGTATGTTCTTTTGAGGATATTTCTTTTCCGAAGTGTTTGTGTAAGTTGTTTAACCTAGTAGTGTGTGCAAGTCTTTCATCTTTTGATGCAGAAGTCATATCAATCGAATTATCGACTGCATGAAAATGCGATCCAAACATATCTTTGTAAGCAGATTTTGATTTATGAACTCCTGCCCACTTTTCTTGCCTTACATCTTCTGGAATCTCTCTACCACCCAACTTACCTCGTAAAACATTTCTTTCTCGAGATGTTTCATTGGGAACATGCACATAAATCATGTGTGTTTTATATCCTAATGATTCAAGATGTCCTTTGATAGTTTTAATCTTTTCTGGATCATCGCCAGTCCCATTAATGATTACCCCATTCCTACCTTTTTCACTCAATGTTTTTTTCAGTTCAGTGGTGTGTTTTGCTTTCGCCCGAAGAACATCTCTTTGGGGTTGTTCACTTTCTGGCATCTTAGGATTCAATCCATGTTTCTTCATGGCGTGTTCAAAGGCAACATCGGAATTTATTTCTCTTAATCCATGACCTGCCAGAGATTTATGCATTACATAATCTTTTCCAGATCCCGGCGATCCTGCCATAAACACAGCATGAAAGATGCCCTTGTCATGTACACCTTCATCTAAATGTAGGAAATTTTTAAAATTTAACATAGTAACCCCTAAAAGTTACTAATATTTATATTTTGGCTCCAGAGGTTGGGATCGAACCAACGACACAGTGATTAACAGTCACTTGCTCTACCGACTGAGCTACTCCGGATTATGTAAAATAATGTATTTCCTATCTCTTAAATTAGGCAGCTTTTCTATCTCTAATTTCTTTATAAAAAAGGGAATCGTCAACCTCGCTGTATCTATCGTATCTCCGAAACCACTTTCAGGTCTATGAATTAAGAATGCTTTATAAAGAACCATACGATTAAACTTATTTTCTACAGTTACCTCCCCGTTTCCCGGTATCCTTAAAATGGTTCCACTATTTTTGGGGGGGTTGGGATTAAGATAAATTACTCCTGCAAAAATATGGTCATAATCTAAATGCCACCAATTTATATCGTAAGTTATAATACTCGGGATGAAGTGATAATAAACTTCAGTGTTATGCCTATATTCAACTTGGTCATCTCTCAGATTAGTTAAATTAAAAATGCGAGGGTAGAAATAATCACAAAAATTCTTATGTAATGATTCATCTAAAGAACTAAAGGGATATGATCTATAACCCCTCCATCCATTATTGTCTTTCTTTCCTATTACATTTACATTTAAAATGTTATGATCTAAAGTGGAAACGTAATTTATCTTTTTTGCAAAATTGATATGATTCTCAGGATCAGGCAAAAAATCGTCAACAATAAGATAATCTAAAAACATTAAATAGAATTCCAAATCTGAATTAATTTTTCTTTTATCTTTAGGCCTTCAATATTTTGAACATAAGACCTTATGTTCCATGAACCTATACCTTGCCCCGCGGGGAGGTATTCGTCTTTGTTAAAAACACCTTGTAATAAACACCGAGAGAAATTAGTATCTTCTTTAAATTCTATTTTCATTCTTTCTTCAGCTTTCTTTTGGGCGAACTCCCAAAAGGGGGTGTGATATTTTGATCCTGCAAGGTAATGTAAAAGGATCATACTTTCTATATCGGTGAGTGTCCTATTATAAAAATTATTTGCATTATCGTGTGTAATAGCACCTGACCACAAATCTGACGCTATCCTATTAATCATATCTGCAAAACCAGTAGATGTAGCTTCAAGCGGTTCGAGAAAAAAAGAAGCGTTTCCATTATAACAAACTCTGCCTTCGAAATTTATTTTTTTAGTATAGTTTTTGAATGAGAGAGTTCTTGTTTGTGCTGGTGTGAGTGAAAATTCATTCAATAATTCATGTGCTTCAGGAAAAAGGTCTTTCTCATCAGCGACAAAGTCTTTATTATAAAGATATCCTATAGAACATCTATTTTTAAGGGGTATACCGAATGCCCAACCTTGTGATTGTGCAAACGTGAGCGAGTAGTCAAATTTGGGCAATTCCCAAGGACATTGAAACACTACACATGAATTAACTGGGATACTTGTTCTGATGTTAAAATCATCATCAAGTGTTTTGGGTGTCCCCGTACACACCATGATATAATCAGAATCGATTTGACTCACATCAGTTGAATTACTTTCAATGCAACTAACGCGCTTTTTCTTTGAAAGAATATTAAAGACATATTGTTGAAATCTGTTTGCATTGAAGTGCATTCCCACACTTCCCGATAGGAAAGTGTGTTTAAAATCTCCCCCATCTTTACTCCAGTTCCTTTTCCATATACCCATCTTTACATGTGAATCAATAGCATCTAAATCTTTACTATCAAAGTTTAAGGTTAAACCTAAAGCAATGGGAAATATAAGGTTTGTGCCTTCTCCAACCGAAGCCGGTTCAATGGTGGGATCATAAACCCAGTCAATTTGCCAATCTGTCCACTTATAAAAATGAGCAACAGCAAGACAACCAACTGTTCCTCGTCCAATTACAGTTATTTTTTTCAAAATATCTCCTTATCTACTTGCTACAAGCCCCACCACGCTTTGTAGCGTGACGCCCATCTGTCCGGCGCCTTTCCTGTTATGCCTCAGGCATCAGACTTGACTGACGACTTAGAGAGGTCTTAAGATAGGATAATTATATATCGATTTTCTTAAGTTGTAAACTGGAAATAAAACTTTTGGCGGAAGCGGTGAGATTCGAACTCACGGACCCTCTCGAGCCTCTAGTTTTCAAGACTAGTGCAATAGACCGCTCTGCCACACTTCCATTGTGACATATTACATGAATAAGGGAGGCGTGTAAACCCCCCACTAAACTTTTACAGTTTAGATTCTTCTGTGAGGAGTTGCTTAGTGGGCTTCTCGCTCTTTTCCTTCACTTCAATCTTCTTGGGCTTTTTATGCTCAGGAATGATTTGGTCAAGGAAGATACGAAGCATACCGTTAATCATCTCTGCACCTTTAACTTCAATTTGGTCATTAACCAGGAAGGTGCGTGTAAAGCTACGGTCGGCAATGCCCTTGTGAATCCAGCTGGTAAGTGAGGAATCGTTGTCATCGGATGTGTTTCCTTTGACAACTAGTTTGCCGTCAGCAAGTTCAATGTCAATTTCTGACTTATTGAAACCTGCAACAGCGATCTCAATTACATAGTGGTCATCGTTGACTTTCTTAATATTAAAGGGAGGATAGTTAGGAATGCCTTTGGTGAGTTCATCGTGCAATTTTGCCATACGATTGTATTGGTCATCAAAACCGACGAACAGTTTTTGAAAGTCTTTGGGCATTAGATTTGATAGCATATAACTCATTGTTGTCTCCTTTTCAGCAAGATTAAAGTTTAGTGTATTCGTCTTTGTGGCAACCACATTCTGGGCAGAGCCAGTATTTGGCAAGATCTTCCCACCTGCCATCGGTTTCTTCATTATGTTCATGACCGCACACACCACAGACGTAAACGTCAAATTGAGTATCACTCATTGTTTTCTCCTTTTCAGCGAGTTAAATAGGCCTACCCCGAAGGCGTAGGTGGCAGATTTGACTAGGATGCCAGCCTAGTTCCCCATCCCGAGGATAAGAATATTTATGCAGCTTTGCGGGGTTTTTTGCCCAAATTATACTTTGTTTGAATATTCCATTCTCCCTTCTCTTTGAACGAGAGAACTTTTATCTGCGACAACGGCGCCAGATCTTCATACAAACTAGAATTGATTATAGACACTAATCCCCAATCTTGCAATAGCTTTGCAATAGTATTTCTTCTTTGTAGATCATTGTCGGTAATATCAGCAAACTTTCCGTCCAGAGCAAATAGTTCTTTGAAGTGTACAAGAAAGTATCGACCCTGCTTATGCAGAATATGACACGATTGGTAAAGTGTTTTGTCTTTCTTTGATGCAACACCAATTCTTGATAGCGTTTCTTTTACTTTAAGAAAGTCATCAGGCTGTTTGAGCGTAACTTCTAGGGGCAGGTAACCCTCTAGATCGACGTTAAATGTAAAGTTTTCAGCCATTTTTTAATCCACCTTTTTTTAATTTTTGTTTTAATGAATCAATTTGCTGTTGCGAGAGAATAGAAACAACCTCTTGGGCCTTCACAGTGTTGTACCCATAGTATTGCTTCACAATGTCAATCGCCTCTAGCTTCTCCCTTTTCAACCACTTATTATAACGTTTCTTCGCGGTCACAATATTGCGAAGAAAATCAAACTGCAATTTCTTGTCAAGATGTGGGCGAGAGTTCATCTCATTTGCCTGAATGACAGTATCTGCTCCAAAACTTAACGATTTATTTATAATAAAGGCATTGTACTGGCGTTCTGACCAGTCGTCGACTATTAGATCCTTCTTATCGTACTGAATAGAATTTACAAAGTCAAAAGGAGAAATCTGAGGAGTTTTGTATTCCTCGGTCATTTGAACTTCACCGTCGCCATGATTTCTGTCAAACAAGCAACCAGATTAATTTCATGGTCGGCAACGAACGCTGCTTTATACTGATAGTCGGCAAGAATCAATACCAACTCAGGAACTTGAACCACTTGAGGAACCAGATCATCATACATCTTTCTAAAGATTCCATGCGGATCATTGTCAATGTTGTTAACCACCCATTGCCGCATTTGTTTCCAATCTTTGCCTTTCAGCGAGGTAATCAATTCTTGTGTATTGACTTCACCGACCCTTGCAAGAATGCCTTCATCAATAGAACCCGATGAGGAATATCTTTGTAGTTCGTTGATGATTCGCCGGTAGTCAGGAAAGTATTTCAGAAGAAGTGATGCAATAACTTTCTCATCAAACGTAATTCCTTCATTCTCAAGAATGAATTGAATACGCTTCATAAACTTCGCAGCGATCTTTGGCTTTTCTGCTTTGCTATATTTGAACTCGATAACCGCACACCGTGAATGCAAAGGTGCAATGATTCGATTCTTATAGTTACAAGTGAAGATGAATCGACAATTCTTTGAAAATTCTTCAATGAATCCCCGCAAGGCAGGTTGTGTCGAATTGGGATTTAGATAATCTGCCTCATCAAGAATGATTACTTTTGTCTTGCCCGTAAAGGATACGGTCGAAGCAAACTGTTTGATCTTCGTGCGAAGAACATCGATACCAGACTCTTCTGAACCATTGATTACCAGATAGTCGGTTTCAAGTTCCTCACACAAAGCTCTTGCAACAGTTGTCTTACCCATGCCTGCGCCACCACACAGAAGCATGTTTTGAATTTCACCTTTGTCGATGAATTCTTGAAAAGTTGCTTTTTGTTCTGCAGGCAGAATACAATCCTCAAGATTATGAGGACGATACTTCTCTACCCACAGAAACTGGTCATCACGTACATCCATAATATAAAAACTCCATCAAATAGTCGAACCAGGTTCCATCGCAATCAAGTAAGTCAGTGTGTTGGGGGTTACTGCCTTGAACTGACAGAATTGTTTTTTTGACAGAACACAATCATAATCAAGCGGCATCAGCTTAAAGTTTTCAGATGAAATATTGCACTCAAAAGCAACTTCTGATGTTCCAATATCCTTGTTGAAGTTATTAGCAGAATCGTTCTTCCTATCACCAATACGCATTTTCACTTTACCGTCTTTTGAGATGATAGAGATAGTTGGTGCAGCAAGAACACCTGCAGTTTTGGTAATCATTTGAATGTCTTTTGCAGTCAAACGAAACTCGAACACCGAATCAACTTCGATATTTTTATTGGGTGCTGATACAATCAAAGAAGGTTCACAATAAAAGTATTCGAAGGTGCCAATATCATTCTTGATCTTCATTGACTTTTCACCGAAATCAATGTCCTGATCTTCAGCAAAAGTAAGAAGTTGAAGAAGCGAGTTCAGATCATAGATAGCAACTTCCCGAGGAAAGTTTTCTACTACGGTTGTTTTTGCAAAGATTGACTTGGGAGCATTGATGGTTGCAACCGTATTACCGGTTCGAAACAAAATGTTCGTGTTGATTGTCGAGAAGTTTTTCAAAACGTTGATTGTCTCTTGACTGATTTTCATAATAAAGTTTCTCCTGTTGTGTTTCAATGTCATGGGTGTGAAGCATTATAATCGCATAATGAAGGACTTTCAAGATATCCTTTCGGTTTCGTCCATCTTTTTTGCCATATCTTTGTGCATACTTTATAATATTGCCTCGAGTGAATTCAATGCCTCCGCCATTGCTTTGAATGAACTCAGTGGTTTGAATTCGTCCTTGGGCATAATGCTCATCATAAGTTGCATCAATGTATTCTTTTAGTTCCTGAATAAGTTTATCTTCTGCAAACTTATAGTTTATTTCTTGCGCCATGGAAGCTCTCCGTTGTACTTTTCATGCATAATTTTGTTACCATTCAAAAAGAATTGTGTTTGAACTGAGTCAGCGCGATTGCCTGCTCGATAGTTGACTGTGTACTCTCCTGATACCAAGCATTGTATTTTATTTTGTTTTAGCACAAATGTCAATGCCCGATCCACCTCTGGTTGATCTTCTGGATGACGCGCGCGACGATACCAAATGGGAGTTAGTTGTAAGGCAAGTTTCTTAGGAAAAAAGAAACAGTTCACATCAACAAAGTAATCATTGATAACTGATTGCCAATTACCTAAACTCTCACAATCATCGTTGCAGATGAAGTTTCCATCCATGTCTATGATCTTACGAAGTGAACAAGCAAAGGCATTGGGATTGTCTTTCAAAATATTTACTAAACTTTCCACATGATTGGGTTCTATCCAATTATCTTCATCCAGGTACATAATGAAGTCGCCCTTTGCTAGATAAGTTGCTGCTCCATAGATGCGATGCCCATTGAATTGTTCAGTGCCTGTTGCATACGGCAGAACTATCACATCTGATGCAATATCGTAATTTAACTTATCAAAGTGGTGTTGCCCATCAACAACAATCAAGTGCTGAATGTTGTCATAGGTTTGGTTGATGACTGAATTCAGATTTTGTTTTAAGTAATCTGTACAGGTAGTTGCAGTGACAATCGTGACTAAAGGTTTCATCGATTTCTCAAAACATTATTGTGACCCACAGTTAAAATTAAATCAAATTCATGCACTGCAATTTTATCTACAATTTCTGAAGGTGCCACATGTCCTTTAAAGGATCCTTGCCTACTAAAGTTTCTATTTAAACTTGAGTCATCAATTACTAATAACCCCCCATCTGTAAGAGCTTCTGCACAATTCATGTAATCAGATAAAACGAAGGGAAGATCGTGGTTGCCATCTATGTAAATTAAATCCCACTTTCTTGATTTAATAAACTCTCTTGCCTTTTTCTCAATAGAAGATGCTTTAAAGAGTTTGGGTTCACTCAACCCAAAAAAGGAAAAATTTGTTTTAATATCTTCTTCATAGTTTACATTTGTCGGGAATTGTGAAACTGAGTCATTAACTGCTGCAAGTGGAGATATTCCCCATGCATTGACTTTGTAGTCAAAGTGTTTACCCAGTAATTCAAACAAGGAAAGTGTTTGTCCTCTAAACACACCTATTTCCAGAACATTCTTTGGTTTGTGTTCTTCAAACAAATAATACCACATAGCGTGAAAAGCATCTTCCCCGAATCCTCTGCCTTGGCTAAAATATTCACGATGCTTACGAAATTCTTCGGGCATTTCCTTATAAGAATTTAGAAAAATTTCATACACATCATTTAAAGATGTGTTCGATAATCTACTCAATTCATCAGCAGTATGATCTTTATATGTAGTTGTCATTTTACTAAGTGTTTGCAAGTAAGAAAGATCGGTGCTTGACTCCAAGATATCTACGATTTTTTTCATATACTTCTCCATGTTTTTTATTCAATTCAGATGCTACTGTAGTTCGCATACCTCCCCAAGCAACATCACTTCTATACTTCAATGCAAATACTCCATTCTGGTAACCATGTTGAATCATTCGAATACTAAAGTCATGGCAATCATAACCACAAGGCGCTAATGCCGGATCATAAAACCCAACTTCTTGATAACGTTTCCATTGTACGCAAGTGGGGCTTCGAATAGCCAATTGTGTTTTTACAAACTGTTTATGGTTGACAACCGTGAAGTGTGAAAGGTTTAATTGTTTCCAATGACCGAATTCAGATTCAAAGTAATTTTTTTCTCCAATATTACCATCGGGAAAGTAAACCAACTCACTACCCAATCGCATAGAAACATATCCCAAATTACCTTCAGCTCCAAAGAGATTCTTAAAGTGATAGTCAATATCCTTTTCTTGTAGTACAACATCATCTTGAACTGTAAACACTAAATCTTCAGGATTTGCATTCATCATCTTGATTTGTGTTAAGCCATAGTTGAGACAAGTGATCTCATGTACATCATTCATCTTCAAAATAGTAAATTGATTTTGTAATTTATTTTCAAAAACAAAATCTCTCAACACCATCTCACTTTCATCTTTGCAACCATCAAGAATTGCAATAACATGAAAATCACCCACACAAGAATCAGCAATACCTCGTAAAACTTCTCGAAGCAAATATTCTTTGTTATGAATGGGTAGAATAAAGAAAGAAGTCATTACCATGTATACCTTGAAGCGATATTAGCGGGATCTTTTTTGTAAAAACCCCCATCAAATTTATACTTAGGATCAACATTTTTTGCATCAAATCCTTTCATCTCTCTCAAGGTGCCAGGATACAAAGGCATATCATTCTCATCAAACCCATTTCCACAAAAACAATACGGATTTTTTAGAAAAAATCTTGATTGTCCAAACCACCCCTCTTTCATACAATGAATTAACGTATCTTCTTTTACATGTTCATAAACAAAGTCTCTCAAGTAAACCTGGTCATTTGTGTAATAATTGGTTTTAGTAGCGAACTCTTTCATAACAGCATGAAGTGATTCGGGCAATTTACCTTTATATCCGAAAGCACATGCAATGATGGGAAACTCATAATGTGCTTCATGATCTCGAAAAATATGAAAACTTTTACTAGAATTAACCCATTCTAAAACCGCCAGACTTTCACGGTAAGTTATTCTTCCATCTGCATCTCTTACGATAACAAGATTTTCTTCACTCTCAAAAAGAGGTTCGAACCTCCAAAATACGCCATGAGATCCATCTTTTACTTCAATAATATTAGCCCCCGGCATATTGTATTTTTTGGCGTCATCAACATACGCCCTAAATTCCCAATCCGGATAAAAGGCTTTTACTAGTTCGAACTGTTTATGGGCACCAGTTATGTATCTAGGATTATCCCCATAAGAGCTTATTGAAACAATTTTATTCATTTTTTCACCATATGAAGTTATTCTTGTACCATTGTACAATAGAAGGTAGTTGTTCGTCAAACACAGCTTGTGGTGTCCACCCCAAAGATTTAAGTTTTGTATCATCGATTGCATAACGAACATCTTGTCCAGGTCTTTTTTCAGAGAAATCCAAGAAGGGGGAATAATCGTCAAATGTTTCTTCAAAGAAAGTATCTACTATCTTTTTGGCAACGACAATATTCTGTTCCTCATAATTTCCCGAGATGTTGTATATTTCATTCTGTACATTTTTATCAATGATAGTTATAACTGCATTAGCAGTGTCACTCACATGCAACCAAGTGCGCTTAGGTTTACCCAAGTCATGCATTACAATAGGTCTGCCTAATGACAAATTTTTGCACGACTTCGGAATAAACTTTTCCACATACTGACCCACACCATAATTATTAGTTGGTCGAACAATAATATAAGGCACTTGATATGTTCTTGCCCAAGCAATAATAAGCATATCAGCAGCAGCTTTTGTGGCTGAGTAAGGATTACTGGGTGTTAGCAGATCGCTCTCTTTATGAAAGCCTTCAACTATATCACCATAAACTTCATCAGTGCTGAAGTGAAGAAGAGTAGGTCTTTTTGATAAGGGCTTTTGTTTGATGAGTTCAAGTAAATGATGAACTCCTTTAATGTTACTATTAACAAATTCATTGGAGCTAACAATACTATTGTCTACATGTGTTTCTGCTGCTGTGTTGATTACATAATCGCACTCATACAATCGATCTATGTCATTAATATCTTTGTTTTCAAAAGCAAAACGGTTATATGATTGCAATTTTTCTAAAAAGGAAAGATTGGCTGCGTATGTGCAAGAATCTATTCCTCTTACCCACCATCCTTTATCAAGGCATGCCTTTGTTACATGATACCCGATGAATCCCAAGCAACCTGTCACATAAACAATTTTAGCCATATTGTTTCAATCCTGCTTCAAATCCTGCTAGAGGTAACTTTAATGATTCAAGACTTTTACCACAACCTATATAGTCACTTCCTCGTGAAAGTGTGATAGGTCGTTTCTTTCCTGTAATTTTTTGCAATGATCTTATTTGGTCAGAGACAGATAATTTATCGAGGTACACACAATCCATATTTTTAAAGAGAGGATTCTCTTCTCTCACATAATAATTGATGATTTCACAAAAGTCTTGAATCGATATGTTATCGAACAACTTATCTTGCATTTCAAACTCAAAGTCATCTTCTTCTTTTAGATAAGAAGAAAACAATCTAAAGTCAGGCTCTCCTAATCCATAACAACCAAACAATCGCAAGGAGTAAAACTTCTCTGTAGTTTCACAAAAGTCAGATATGATTTTTTTAGAAACCCCATAGGAAGAAAGATTAAGATTAAGCTCAGCACCTGATCCTATATTTATATACCTTGAAAAGCATTCTCTATTACTATAAAAACTATTAAACAAGAGCAGGTTTTGACGCACCAAGTAAAGATCAGTTAGATGCGATTGCTTTTTGCCCCCGAAGGTTATACAATTTATAATAACAGGATCATTAAATTTTCTTAAAAACTCTCTAACAGTTTTAATGTCAAACAAGTTCAAGTCACCTTTGTAAACGCCGTGTGACTCTTTGCCAAAATAATTTTTTAGATGGGATCCAACAAATCCACCCGCCCCTAAAATTATTATACTCATATGCGAACAATCATCTCTGCAGCCAATTCTTCGTCACTCAAAAACGGAGACATGTCATGTAATCCGGCCTGTCTTCCATTCTTTAATGCTTGGCTAGGTAAAATTTCTTGATCCTTTTTACATTGGCAATCTATAATTACAGGTCCTTTAGTCTTTAGAGCTTGTGGAAATTGTAATATAAGATTCTCTTTTGTTCGTATGTCAACGCAAGGCATATTAAATGCTGTTCCGATATTTTTGAAACTAGGAAACCATAATCCTGTTTCACTACTGGTACCGTGAACACGACCTTCAAAGTACTTTTGTTGAGTATTCTTGATACTTAGATAGCCGTCATTGTTTAGTATAACAAACTTAATATCTAACTCGTGCTGTCTTACTACTGCTAATTCTTGAATGTTGGACATAAAGCTACCATCACCGATAATAGCAATAATAGGTTGTTTACTAGCAAGAGCGACTCCAATTGCTGCCGGAAGTGCCCATCCCATGTCTGCTTGTGCAGGACTAAAGATGAGTCGTTGACCTTCTTTGGCATTAAGGGCGCAAGGCCCGGCATAACTTATACTACCTGCATCGCCCATAATTATATCAGTTGGATTGCTATGTTCATTAACGGCATCTAAGATAGCATAAAGGTTGATTGAAAAATCAGTGTCAGTAGGACGATAACTCTCCTGCATTACAGGCCATTTATCTTTCCAGTGTTTACATTTATTAAGCCATTCTTCTCTTGTCATAGCATACCTTCAAAAAATTTATCCAGGTCTAAATTAAATGCCTGGTTCAAAGGAATAATTCCTTTCGCTAATTCTTCTAAATCTAAATCAACTGCAATCTTAAAACTAGCAGGACTAAATTGAGAAGGATCGTAACCAATCACACTTGCACCTAGGCTACTTCCTAAAATTAATAGTAGGTCAGCGTTCTGCATTGCAAAATTGCCTGCACGTGACCCTCTTTGTCCTACTGCTCCCATACTAAGCGGATGACTGTTTGCAGTATAGTCTCGAGCACCATATGTACTTACATACGGGATTTGATACTGTTCGACAAATTTAACAAACTTGTCAACAGTATTGCTTTGTCGAATTCCATAACCTGCTAGAACCACAGGGCGTTCGGCGCTGTTAAGTTTATCTTTTATAAAAGAAAAATCAATACTTTGACGATCATCAATAGTTGGAATTTTGAATTCGCCAAAAGACTCTGGCATCTTTGCAGTTTGAATATCCCCGGGGATATCAATCCAAACTGGGCCCGGTCTTCCTGAAGATGCTAGATATATTGCTTTTTGTAAAATGTAGGCAACATCTTCAACTTTATCAATAAACCAAGACATCTTAGTCATTGACTTGTATGTATCAACAACATGGTGTTCTTGAATTCCATACTTTCTTAGTTTTAATCCCTTGACATTGTTAATGTAACCACTACATGTATTCAGTCTTACATTACCACTTATAAACAAAATAGGAACACTATCTTGCCAGGCGTTCAATACACTGGTAGCACAATTAGTACCTGCACAACCTGTAGTAGGATTAACTACAGCTAACTTACCAGTAAACTTACTTTCTCCAATTGCGGCATGTCCGGCACCTTGCTCATGGTGAAAACAAATATAGTTTATATTTTCATTTTTTATAAACCCATCATTGAGCCCTGAGGCGCCGCCGCCCATCAACCCATAAACACGGGTAATTCCATGTTCAAAAAGTGTTTTTGCAATGAAGTCACAAACTCTCATATATTATCTAATCCCTTTAATTAAACAAACTCATAAAGTTATCAACTTGGTCACCGATGTAGGTAATTTGTTCAGGTGTAATTACAGGACTGGTACCATGAAAATATGTATCACGCATCACTTTGGTTGCATTAGGATATTTTAACTTTGCTTCAGAAGGATCCATAATTTTTGAATAGGCAGGTTGCAGCATTAGATTACCTGCAAAGTATGGTCTTGTTTGAATTAAATTATCTTCAAGATGAGTTACAATATCGATACGTTTGAAAGGAGCGTTATCTTTAATCGTTAGAGGAAATGCAAACCATGATGGATCGGCACCCCTTTGCGCTCGAGGAAGATGAAAAAATTCTTCGTACCTTGCATAGATTTTAAAAAGCAAATTATAGTTGCGTTTTCTTAATGCATGTATTTCTTCTAGTTTAGTGAGTTGAACTAACCCCATCGCACCTTGCATTTCGATAGGTTTTAAGTTGTATCCAATCTCATCATAAACATACTTGTGGTCAAATATTTCACCACACATATTGGGAATCCAATCGGAGAAACGCTTACCACAGGTCCCACACTGAAGTTTATTTGCTTCAGGTCCTACACAGTAACAACCTCGACCCCACTCACGAAAACTACGCAAAATTACTTCCTGGTCATATGTATTACATGCAACGAATCCACCTTCTCCCATAGTCATATGATGAGCAGGATAGAAAGAACAAGAAGCCATATCGCCAAATGAACCTAAAGGTTTGCCATCATGGGTGCTTCCCAACGCATCACAGCAATCCTCTAAAAACACTAAATTATACTTCTTAACCAAATCCATGATTGCAGACATGTCAGGGCAATTACCCAACACGTGGGCGAATGTAATAACTTTAACATCATTCTTTCTGATAATATCTTCTAGGCCTTCAAGATTGATGTTGAGAGTGTCAAGCTCAATGTCTGCAAATACGGGAACAAATCCATTCTGAACAATAGGATTGAATGTGGTAGGAAATCCAGCAATGGGAACCAACACCTTTGTGCCTTCGGGTAAGTTATAACCTCGTTTTGATTTCAACGAAGTCATCATAAGAAGGTTTGCACTTGAACCTGAGTTAGTTAGAATACCATGACCTTTTCCAAATTGTTGAGGGAACTTCTTCTCAAACTCAAGACACTTGTTCCCCATGACAAGCCATCCATCTAGTAATGTGTCCATTACTGATGCATACTCTTTTTCATCAAAGTATGGGCCTGCATAATTAACAAAGTCTCTTCCTGCAATCCACTTCTTCGACTTGTTCTTTTCAATAAAGTATTCAGAAACTTTTGAAATAATTTCCTGCTTCATCTCAACCCCAATATGCAAATGAACTTTCTAAACCGGGTACTGTGTCGCGCCTTTGTGCCTGGTCAACTTGCAGAGGATAAATCCAATGTTCGTTAAACATTTTCAACCAATCTGAATAACCAGGCACCTTCGACCAACGACCACCCATGACGCCAAAATATAATTGTATCACACCTCCGGTTTGAATGCCAATCTTACCTAAAAACTTTGCATGGTCAACAAACATAGGAGAAGAAGTACTAGCACCAGACAATAGTATATCAAAGTCATAACTTTCTATTAACCTCTTAATATGATTAACCATATCTTCCCATGTATTACAGTTGGGATATTGCCTATCGTCAATGGCGGGATGATACGGGGCTCGAATAACATCAACCAAATCAAAGGGAGCAATTTTTTCTAATTTATCACCCCAAACCAAATGTCTTTTATTCCATTGCTGCTTAATACTTTCTGCATGGGTTGAAATAA